GCTTTACCGCGATGCGCGCCCCGGCTCACCGTGGGAGATTCGCGGTGATGTGGTAATCGTGCCCGATAGCGACTATGCGAAACCTGATGGCATGCCCTATAGCAATCGACCCCTATGAACAGTGACGCCACCGTTTTTAAAAATGACGATGCCGGTTTTCGCGCGTGGCTTGCGAGCCATCCGCAGGGCTTCGTACTTAACCGGCAGAAAGGCAAAACCGATCTTTACCTTATCCTGCACCGTGCCCGGTGCCGTCAGCTTGCCACGCATAACGGAAACCCCCACGCCTGCACCGGCATGAAATACATCAAGGTGTGCGCCGATAGCATCGAGCCGCTTGAGACGCATGCCAGTGAGCAGGGCGGCCCACTGACGAAGTGCAGGATATGCAATCCATGAGCGCGCCCCACACGTTTGAGATTGCCAGTGATGGCCGGTCAATCCGCTGCCTTGTGTGCGGGCGTGAATCATTCAATGCGAACGATGTGCGCGGGTGTTACTGCGGCTCGTGTCACCTCTCTCATGAGGGCCTGGGCCTGCTTAACGTGATGCATGCCAGGGGTGCCCTGTATGCGCCGCATCATGGCGCATGCGTGAGGCTCGGCGTGCATGGTGCCTATGATCTTTATGTGGGCCTGCAGGCACCACTACCGCCCACGCTGATCGCGCGATATGGCAACGATCCAGGCGATTACGAAACATGGAACCCGCGCATATGCGGGCGCGCAACTGTTGGCCTGTACGGTGAGCACTTTGTCGAAGCGCTGCGCCGCGCGGATGCGTGGCAGGTGCCGCTACTGGAGAAACGCAATGGCCTCACGTGAGGTAGTGCCCGCCGATATCGAAGCGGCCTATGAGCGCGTGGCCTATCCCTGCGTGCGTGAATTTAACCTTGAGGGGCTGGTGGTGCCGAGCATGACAGGCTTCGCGCTCGGTGATGAGCCTGGCACCCTGCTCGGTGATGCGGTGCCGATGCCGATGGGCATGATGAAGGAAATGTTTTCGCGCGATGAGGCCACCCGGCAGGCCATGGTGCGCCGCTTCGTGCGTGAATTGCTCGTTGACGGCTCAACCCTGCGCGATAACCTGCCGCGCTTCAACATGCCCAAACCTTCATTGGTGGTGCTCGCGTGTGAGGGATGGATGGCGAGCACCACCGGTGATCTGCTCGATGAGGTGCGCAAGGTGGGCGGCGTCAAGAATATCCCAGGGCGCACCGAGTGCATCATGATATTCGTGCACACGCGGGTCGACACGTTCATGGGTTTCTGCCCGGTTGAGGGCGAGCCCAAGCGCGCGAGCCTGGCACCGCTGCTGCCTGGGCAGTTCGATGGCAGGGGTGGCGTTGAAGGCCCGATGACCAACGGGCCATTGCAGGGGCTTGACACGCACGAGGCCGAAACGTGGTCGGCCATCAGGAAAAAGGAAACACCATGAGCAGCACCGCAGAGCAGGACGGCACCACCGATGATGAAGGCCTTCGTGCCGCGAGCACCCTGGCGCGCGCGCTCTTCGGCAAGCTGCTGATTGTGTCGCATGATGCGGGCTCACTGCTCGGGCGCGAGACTGCGTACCGTGATCTGCTGGCCGAACTCACCGACATGCGCAAGGCCGCCGATGAAGCACTCAAACGCTCGCCAAAAAGTGAGCTGATACTTGCCGAGATCATGGCCTTGCAAAAACTGATTTCGCACTTCACGCCTGCGCCTGAATACTTCGCGCACAAGGGTGATGAGCGCACCGATAGCCTGCGCGACTATTGCGAGCATATCGGCCTTGCCCATATCGCGGATGAATTCAAACGCTCGGCAGTAAAGCACCGTTGATGCGAGCCCGGTGGCAGTAAAGCGGTGCAGCACCCCAGGGGCTGCGGCGTGTGTGTTTGAAGCCCCGCCCGCACGTGGCGGGGCTCTTTTTCAACGAAGGGTAAGCAATGCCAAATTTCAACGGGCCGGGTAAGTACGACCCCGAGTGTCAGAAAGCATTTGATGAGACTGGCGCGCGCTGCGTGGCGCTCATCGTGCTCGGTGGTGACCGTGGGCACGGCTTCGCGGTCACCGGCGAACTGCCCGAGATTCTCAAGCTGCCCGAGATGCTTGAGCACATGGCGCGCGAGATACGTGCGCAGCGGGGTGACGCGTGATTTTCGAAGCCGAAGCGCAGGCGCGGGCCGAAGCCTTTAACCGCTCGAAGCCGTGGGAGAGCGAGCCCGATTACCACACGTTCAAGGCAAGCGGCCTCACGTGCGTGGTGCGCCGTGCTCACCCCGAGGTTGGGCACCTGTGTGGCTATGTCGGCGTGGGCCGCGCTCATCCGCTCTTTGAAGTGCGCCCCACCGATCTCGTGCCCGCACCCGATACGTGGCTCACGCGCCCTTTCGATATCGATGAGCATGGCGTCATCGACACCTTTATCACGATGATGGACATTCACGCGGGCGAGGTTCCTGATGGCTTCGCCCCGCTCAATGCGCTCATCGGTGTGCACGGCGGGCTCACATGGGGTAACCGCATGTACGATCACACCGGGTGGTGGTTCGGCTTCGATTGCGGGCACACCGACGATTTTTCACCGGGTATGGCCGCCGTACTTGAGCACATCGGGCACGACACTTCGTTTCTGTACAGCTTCGGCATTTACCGCACACTCGATTATGTGATAGGTGAATGCGCGGTACTGGCGCAGCAGATAGCGGATTGGAGTGCAAAGATACCGCACGTTGAGGCGGCAAAGGCCGCGATTGCAGCGGCGCGCGAGGCGCAGCACAACCGGGATGATGAGGCATGAAGCGGGCGGATGAAATACAGGCGGAAAACCGGCCTATTCCGTCCGCCATGAGGCGCGCGCGCTGCAGGTGGCATTACCCCTCACGCGGCTTGCGGCAGGCGCACCACGCGCCTATTATTGGTTGGGTTCGTGCTCTCCCTCGTTTGCGCGAACGGCTTAAACCCTTCGAATCGGCCCGCGCTCTCACACGGGCCGTTTTTTTGTCACGCGCACACCTGCGCAGCGGGAATAACCGGCCCATAGCGCAGCACGAGCAGCGCATCACAGGCCTGCTGCGCGGCCTCATGTTCCGGCCCGTCATCGAGCGTGCCCACCAGCTTGAACACCGCATCAATGGCGGCCTTGTACGCTTCGCGCTGCTCTTTCGTGTGTTTCATGTTCGCCCCGCCCGGTTCCCGTTGAAAGCCATCACGGTGCCACGGGCGCAGCGCGCAGCACAATCGGACAAATCCCAAAGCGCGGCCCGCGTCAGGCATCCTCCAGGCCGCCCGATAGATCACCCGATAGATCACCCGATGCGCCGCCGAGTTCGCGGAACTCAACCACCCCTTCGGCGGCGGTGTCATAGGTCTGCGTATCGTTCGGGTCTAGCGTGAAGTCGTTCACGTTGTCCCGGTCAACAATCACCCGAACAGGATTTTCACCTTCATTCGTCACGGTCAGTTTCATGGGTTACTCCACAGGGTTTTAGACAACCAACGAGGGAAACACCATCATGCACGAACAGCAACTCAGCACCGTAGCCACCGAGGCCAATTTCAATGAAGGTGCCTATCTGCTCGCTAATCCTGATGTTGCGCAGGCCGTCCACAGGGGTGATTTTGCTTCGGGCCTGGCGCACTTCCGCGAGCATGGCCGCCGTGAAGGCCGCAAAATCACCGTGTTCACCAAAATCCGGGCCGCGAAGCGCGCGAAGGCCGAACAGTTCCGGCACCTGCTGCGCACTGATATGCCTTTCACCGAGGCCGCTGATGGATCGTTCGATTTCCTTAGCGATGCACTGCGCGCGCAATTCAATATCATCGATACCGCGAACGTATCGAGCAATCATTACGACCCGATAGCACGCGGGATGATCGAAAAATATGCCGATGGCCTGTTGCTCGATTGCGGCGCAGGCCGCCGCGATACCTACTATTCAAACGTGGTCAACTTCGAGATTGCACCGTATGACACCACCGATGTGTGCGGCGTCGGTGAATGCCTGCCCTTCGTTGATAACTCATTCGACGCGGTATTTTCGCTGGCGGTACTTGAGCACGTCAAAGACCCATGGCAATGCGCGCGCGAGATCGTGCGCGTACTCAAACCGGGTGGTGAGGTCTATTGCATGGTGCCGCTGCTGCAACCCGTGCATGGGTTTCCGCATCACTACTACAACATGACGGCGCAGGGCCTGCGTAATCTCTTCGAGCCCGCCATCGAGGTCACCATGCACGAGGTGGGCGGATACGAAACCCCGATATGGGCGCTCACATGGATCGTGCAGAGCTGGGCACGCGGGCTCAAGGGCGCAGCACTCACCGAGTTCATGAGCCTGCGCATGGCCGATCTGATGGCACCGGCGCTCGAATACCTTGAGCGGTCCTATGTGACGGAACTGAGCGAGGAAAAGAATTTCGAGCTTGCGTGTGGCACCACCATAAGGGGCTCAAAGCGCTTATGAGCCTTCGGGCGGATCGGCAAGCGCGGGCTTGCCGTCATCATCAATGAACGGGCGCGCGCCCTTGCTCGCCCCTTCGAGCAGCATGATGTGCTCGGCTTCGGTGATCTCCACCACCTGCGCGCCTTCGGGTGGGTCGGCAATCTCCGAAACGTGAAACGCGATCACTGTGCGCTCGTCGTCGTACTGCGCGAATCGTGTCATCTCTGCACTCCCTTTTTAGTAGCCTATTGCGATATACCAGATATTTGCGCCGGATACCCCTGCGCCGTTGGTGGTGTTAAAGGCATTGCCCACGAAGGTGCTGTTGTTCGTGGTATTCGCCGTGATGGCCGACACACCCATGGCGGTGCCCGAGGCGAGATAGGTGCACACCGCACGAAAAAGACCATTCGGAAACGTGACCGGAAACGCACCCGAGCCGACACCGCTGGCGGCTGCCGCCACGCTGCCCCACTGGATGATAAGGCCGCCGAGCCACGAGGGCAGCGCGATATATCCGATGGCACTGATAAGCATGCTCACGCCGTTGCGCATCTTTTTCGGCGTCATCATGGTGGTGTCATCGGCCCCCGCGTTGGCGAGCGCCTGGGTGGCAATTTTCGCCACACCGGCGAGTGTTTCAGTGGCCTGCAGGCCGCGCGTGACGGTGCCGATTGAGTTGAGCAATTGATTAAATTGCGTCTTGTCCGGTGTGACATTCGCCGCCGCGAGCACGTTGAGCACTTCCATCATGATGGCATTCAACCACTCGGCGGGCACGATGGTGGCGGCCTGCCCGGTGGCCGGGTTGCCATCGGTGAAATACCCCGCCACACCGGGCGGCGTGGGTGCCGGTTTTGTGTTCGCCACCGTTGCATTGTCGATCTGGAACATAACTGTTAAACCTCCAGGGTGAAGCCATCGAGATAATGAAATTGCAGGATCGTGTGCGCAGGCTTGAGCGCTTCGAGTTCGCATTCGAGCACGTCATTGCCCCACGTTGAAAGTGGATCACCCGCAGCAGACTGCCCCGCCGCAAAATGCGTGATGGTGTTCTCGGGCGCATCAACGGACCACGTAAAAAACCAGTCCTGGTTACCAAGCTGCTGCCCGCAATGGCTCTGCCCCGCACGAAACGGCGCGTAATTCGTCACGTTGATCGTGTAGCCGAGTGCCGCCGCAAAATCGATGAAAAATTGCGCGCTCTGCCCGCCGCTACTCGTGAGGCGGGCCACCACCTGCGCGCGGCGCTGCTGCATTGAGGGGTTTTCGCCCGTGCATGGATCGGGCAGGCCTAGCGTTAATTCCCACTCGGGCAGCAGTTCGCTTGTGGTAGCCGGGAAAGCATCAATGAGCAGGTTGTTGGCGCGCGAGGTCTGCCATGCATACACACCCGAGAGCCCGAGCGCGGTGGCCGCCTGTATCGCGTCCGGTTCCTTCGGCCACACGCGCCCGCGTGGCAGCAGCGCGAGCAGCGCGCGCGCAAAATCATCGGCGGTGAGATTCGGTGCGAGCATCGCGCGGCCTCATGCGTAAGTGACGGTGCCGAGCACCGGCAGTGCGCCAACGGGGCATTGAATATTGGTGTTGGGCACCGTGATGACGAAGCCCGAGGTGCCGGCGATTGCACCGATGGCGGTGTTGATATCCGATAGCGCGATGGTGCCGCCCGGTGTGCCGTTTCGATAGAACACATCACTGATGGCCGCCGCGATCTGCGCGCGCGTGGCCGTGGTGGCGTGGGTGAGCCCGGTGAGGGTGAAGTTGATCGCATCCGCGAGCGGCGAGACGACATACACAAGCGCGGTCACCGGCTGCTCGGGATAGATCGCGTTAGCAACGGTCAATTGGTCGCCTGTAGCTGCCACCCCGCGCGGCTCATCACTCGCCACGCCATCGGTGCCCTGCGGAAAGCCATCTTCGGCGGCGTTGGCGTCATCGAGCATCACATAAACCACCACGGTGCCGGTGCCGAAGCCGTTGGGTGTGACCCATGCGCGCGTCACACCCGGCACCGCCATGGCCCACCGGATGTAATCGGCCTGATTGCCGCCGCTTGCCGGTTGCTGGTACACCGCGAGCACACGCGCGCGATACTCTTCATTCCCCTCCACATCGGCACCGCCTGTAAATGCGGTGCTCGCGCTGCCGTTGGCCTGGATGCCATCGATCGGTGCGCCGAGTGCGAAGCCCACGCCCGCGAGGTTATTGCCTGCCGCGCCCGTTTCATCATCAAGCGCGGTCACGCTCACGCTGTTATTTTCGTCCACCGTGCCGGTGGTCTGCGCGGTGTAGGTGCGCCCGTCACTGCGCACGATCTGCGTGCCTTCATCGAGCAGTTTGCCGGGTGTGCCGGTGAAGGTCACCGTGCCGCTCGCGCTCGTGGCGTCTTTCCGGTACACACCCTTGAGCGCACCCCACGCTTCGAGGTATTCATCGGTTGAGGTGTAGGGCACCGCCTGCAGGCTGATCCAGTCGAGATAACCAAAATGTTGGTTGGCAAGTCCCGATTGCACATCACCCATAATGCCGAGATTCGAAAATCTGAGCAGTGCGTCGGTGCCTGGCAGTGCGGCTGAAATGTTCGCGGCGGTACTGGCGCGAAGCTGCGCGAGAGTTGGGCGAGCGTAGGGCATGGTTAATTGATCCCATTCCAGGCCCACGCGAACGCGGTCGCCTGGGTTGTGCCGTCATTGCGGCGCGCGATGATCTGCGCGCCGAGCATGCTTTGCCGGGTCCACTCAACCTGAATATCGAAGCGCGCGACGACCCCGTCATCGAGTAGCCATTGCACGCACTCGTTGAGGTAGTCATAAGCGCGGCGCAACGTTTCGTTGGTCTGCTTCGCCCGCTCAAGTAGCCACAGGCGCGAGCCGATGGGATAGGCCTGCGCGATGTCACCCCACCACCCACGCGGGTCGTTGCTGCCGTCCGGTATCACGTCGTCGGGCAGCGCGGTGCGGTCTGTAAAAGCACTGATGAGAATTGCGGTTGAGAGGTCATCACCGCCGAGCAGATCGGGACCACTTATCACCCAATCGCCGCACGAGCGCGCGACCTGCCACACCGTTGTGATATCGGCCATGGCGTGAGAAACCCGGAAAGAGGAAAACTGCGAGGGAGTGCGAAGGTGTTGCGGGTGCTGCGGTCTATTCCTGCGGTTCGGCGGGCGGTTCGGCAGTCGGATCGTTGGCCGCCACGCGCATAAGCTGGTTCGGCACCTGGCTCACGATGGTGCTGCCGCCGCTCTGCACATTCGTCACGTTGTGCGTGTGGCCGTTGTGAATCGTGCGCATGCTTGCCATGCTCTGCGGCTGCGTATCGCAGTTATCCACCACATTGCCGGTCACTTCGAGTATCGGAGTCACGCAACGGATTTTTGCCGAGGCTTCGATGGTGCAGGTGGATGCGCCGAGCACACTGACGGGTTGCCCATTGGCCTGCACTTCAATGCGGTCATTCGCAATGAGCACATGCTTGCCGTCCACGCTGTAAATGATCGTTTCCCCGGCATTCAGGCCGCGCGGGCGAGAGGCCTGGTGAGCGGTGCCGATGATGAGGCCTGCGGTGCGCTCGCCAGTCATGAAAATCATCACCGCGTCACTGTCGGCGGGCGGCATCGAGGAAAAACCGAACTCGGCAATGCGCGGGCGCGCGTCACCGGTTTCCATCGCGCTTACCTTCACCTGGTGAGTCTGCACACTGCCGCTATCGTTGCTCGTGGTGATGCGCCCGCGCCCCACGAGCATGCGCATGCGGTTCGAAAGATTTTCAAGGGCTTCGGAGATCACCGCACACCTCCCACATCAATGGTGGTGGCGTCCCCAAACGGCGGGATGTACTGGAAGGGCTCGGGCGCGAAGGCATCGGGCGGCATCAATGAGAGATCGGCGTGTGTGCCGCCGTTGTCATCGAGCCGGTAAGTCACCTCACCGATAAGCAGCATGGTTTCCGCGAGCTTGAGCGTGGGCAGCTTCACGTGCACGAGCGTGTTGGGTGTCCACAGGGTGCCCGCCGAATCGCGCCATGAGTCGGTTGTGACCGTCACCACCGAGCCGCGCGCGGTGCGCCGGTTCATTTCCCATGCGGCACGCTGGGCCGCCACATCAATGCCGATAGCACTGACGTTTTCGGCCACAATCACGCGCTGCCGCCTGCGCGGCACCATCGAATCGGTGAGCCGTGCAATCACGTTCATGCTGCCGCCCGACATATCGCCAAACATATCAAGCGCCATCTGTACGGCCACATATTCGCTAAAGCGGTCGAGCATCGAAAATGCCACGCTCGCGCTCTCCACGTTCATGCCTTCGAAGAGCCCGCCCGCCGCTTCATCACTGCCCACACGCGTGAGCACGAGGTTGCCATCGGGGTTGTCGTACACGAGCGCCGCACTGAAACGCGCGTTGCGTTCGATCACTGCCCATGGTGTCTCACCGAGCATGATGTTTTGCGCCATCAGCACCGGTAAATCATCGATATCGCAGACCACCTCAAGCCCCTCATACGGTGCCACCAGGCGCGTGGCAATCTGTAGAAGGTCACTGTTCATGATCTGCATACCGGCCCACTCGGCGGCGCAGTCCACGAGATCGGCGCAGCGGCTGCGGCCCGCCACGTTGATCGAATGTGACTCTTCGGCAAGCTGCCCGGTTACCGTGTCGACATAGCCGGTCATCACCGTGTCGGACCCGATGAGCAGTTGAAACGGATCACCGGCAGACACACTGACAAGTGAGTTATCAGTAAAGCGCTCGGTCATGCCGATGCCAAAATCACTCGGCATGCGCTCGATGCCGCGCGTGACCCTCACGTCAGTCCACCCGCGCAACGCGGCCCCCGTGGTGCCCACCACGAGGGAAACGGAATCACCGAGCAGGGTCATGAGGCGAGGGCACTGAATGAAGCGGGCATAAAGGCCGGATGCACCGGGTTGGCCTGCTGCACGAGGTCATCGGCGCGTGACGGATCGCGGTAAATCCGCTGCGCGAGCACGAGCGAAGGCATCGAGGCGTTAAACGTGTAAGGCACGATAGCCGCGAGCGCACCGCCGCGTGCCTTGAGGTCTGCCACCACAGTTTTTTTCGTGCTCGTGAGCGCGCTGAATACCTCATCACTGCCGGTATTGCCCGCGTTCTCGATGGCCGCGTCGAGCGCATCGCTCACAAGCCCTGAAACGTTCGACGCGTCATCCTCACTCGATGGCTGGTAGGCAGCGGCAGCGCTCGCCACTTCCACGAGTGACGCGCGCGTAAACAGATCGGTTGCGGCGGTCTGCATGGTGGCAATTGCACCGCCCACCGGTGATGACGTGGTTGCGGTGTGAGCGTCATAGGTGGCGAGCGAGAGCGTGAGGCGCAGGCGGTCTGATGGATCGGCGGCGCTCGATGCGAGTGCGCCCGCCATGGTGGCCGCTGCTGCGCTGTAGGTGGCCGCATCTGACGGATTGCCCGCCGCCGCGGTGAGCGCGCTGCCCGCCTGATCGAGCGCGGTGCGCGCCGCTGCATCGTTCGCAATAAGCTGGTCGACCGTGGTGGGTCCGGTGCGCACCGCGCGCGTGGGTGCGAAGCCCGAGTTGCTGCCGCCGAAGTAACGGCCATAGCTGCCCGCCACGGTGCTCGTGCTGTTCACCAGGGTGCTCACCGAGCCAAAAAACCGCTTCACGTCATGCACGAGGCCCACCGCGCCGGTGTACCACCCGAGCGCCGCCGTGACGTTTGCCGAGATCACGGCAGAGCCGAACTGCAGGGCCGCCGCCGTGTCATTCACGAACGCGGTGAGCGATGCCGAGCCGAGCAGACCGAGCGCCGCCGTTATCGCATTGCCGGTGCTCGTGCCCGTGAGCGGATAGAGCCGGTCGCCCTGCTCGATGAAGGTGAGGTTAAGTTCGAAGTACCGCCCGCCATCCCACCGCTCGTGACACTCGCCGCTCATGCCCGCCACTTTCACGCGCCCGAGCGTGGGGTGCACGAGTTCACCAGGCCCATCACCTTCGAAGGCCGCAATAAATAGCTGCCGCTGCAGGTTCACCGGGCCGCCGCCATAAACCACGCTGTTCTCAATGAGAAACGCGTTGAGGTGCAGCAGTCGCGCCTTGCGGCCTAAATCCTCAATCCACACGCCATCGCGCTGCGGATACGAATGCACCGCATTTTTGCGGCCGAACTGCGTGTCGGCGGTAAAGACACCGAACGGCACGCCCTTATAGGATGCCTGGCGAATCGCCGCCTGCCACGCGCCCGGTGCACCACCGGTGAGGGTGCTGGCAAGCGCTGCGGCGGCATTGCCGACACCGCCGAGCGAGCCGACTACGTTGAGAATCTGCGCTTGCCCCATATCACACCCATGTGCCCGTTAGCATCGGCTCACGCACCCGCGTGGTGGCCTCCACATTGCCGCTTGAGCGTGCCTTGGCGGTGGTGCCTGCCGGTGCGCCGCTGATGACCACCTCAACGAGCACCTTGCCGCCGCCACCGCCATCGTTGGCCGCGCGCCGGTTGCTCGCATACATCGGCTGCATGGCGGGCGGCATGGTGGTGGGTATCGGCATAACACCACCGGCACCACCTGCACCGCCCATCTGGGCGGTGACTTTCTGGATGTAGCCGCGCGTTTCGGCAGGCATCGCACCCATGCCCTGCCGCTGCACGTTGCCGCTGCCCCAGTTGTAGGCCGCGAGCGCTTGCGGCAGGTTGCCGCCGCTCTGCTTGAGCAGATCGGCATACATTTTCGCGGCCCCGGTGGCGCTCTGTGTGAGGTCATACGGGTTCGTCACGCCGTACTGCTTCGCGGTGGCGGGCATGAACTGAAAATGACCCTGCGCACCTGCCGGCGACACCATATTTTTGCCGCGTGAGCTTTCGGTGCTCCACACCGCATCGAGCAGGCCACCGGGCAACCCATATTGCTGCTCAAGGTTCGAAAAGAGCCCACCAGGCCCCGCGTTGGCCCCGCCATTGGCCCCGCCGAAGCCGGTGGGTGCCACATAGGCCGCGTCATTCGCAGCGGCACCACCGGGCGGCGCAAGCAATGGCGGCATCGCGGGCGGCGTGGCCCCTGCCGGTTGATCGGCAGGCGCAGCGGCGGCAGGTGCACCGGCAGGCGCGGGTGCCGTGAGACTCTGCGCGATCTGCTCGTTGCTTGAGCCGCGCGCGCGCATCCACATGGCTTTAGCGAAGTCTTTGGCGGGCAGCAGTGTGGATGCGCTGAACCATTCGCCGCGCCGTACCGCATCGACGCCCTTGTCACGGTCGGTATCGGGCAGGCCTGCGGCCTTCGCCACCGCGAGCCCGCCCACGGCGGCGATACCGGCCACGCCTGCGGTGGCCGCGAAGCCTGCGAGGCCACCGCCCGCCGCACCGGCCACGCCCGCGAGCCCGCGCGCCGCTGCCGGTGCTGCCACGGTGGCGAGCTTCATGAGTGCACCGACAAGCGAGAGCACACCCGAGATAGGCCCCGCGAAGGTGATGGCCGCGAGGCCGATCATCACGCCCTTCAGGCCGCCTATCGCGCTCACGAATTTGCCCACATCACGCGCCACGGCGGGCCAGTCGACCGACTTGATCCACGTTGCGATCTGCTTGACAAACTCGGTCACCTGCGTGGCAATGAGTTCGCGGTTTTGCGTGACCCAATCGGATAGCCCCTTGATGAGCGGTTCGAGCACCGGAATGAGCGCGTTGCCGATGGTGTTTTTAAGGCCTTCGAGCGCCATGTCGAGCTTGGTCACGTTCTGTGCGTATTCCTGGGCATTTTTTATCTGCTCATCACCCATCACGTTGCCCGCCTTGCCGCCCGCATTAACAAACTCTTCGATACCCTTGGCCCCTTTCTGCAGCATCGGCAATAACGCATCACTCACGCCAAACTGCTGCAGGATTTTGCGCTGTACTGCCGTGTTGCCTTTCTGCGCCGCGATGACTTCGGCAAGCTGGCGAAGCGCGTGCATCGAATCCACGGCACCCGTTTTCGTGCGCGTGAGTGTCATGTTGAAACGGTGCATGAACTGTGCGGCCTCATTGTTCCGGCCATAGGTGGCATCCTCAATCGTGTCACCGAGTGACTTGAGGCTCGAATCCATATCGGCGGCACTCGCCCCGGCGAGGCGCGCGGCGTTGCGATAGGCCTGCAGATCACCGGCACCCACACCGAGCGCCTGCGAAGTCAGCGCGATTTCCTGCCCGAGCTTTCCCCACGAGTTAGCGAGCGCCACCACACCGGCCACGGTTGCCACACTCGTGATGGCACCCATGGCAGGTATCAGTGAGGTCACCGATTTAACGGCGCTTTGTGCGCTCGTGGCCACCTTGCCGAACGCGCTGCCTACCTTGTCAAAGCCGCTCGCGCGTGAGAAGTCCTGCACCGAGCGGCGCATGTCACGCACGGGGCTCGTGAGCTTCGCCATCTGCGCGTTGATCTTGCGCACGGTGGCGGTGGCCTTGTCGACCGCAGTGATGGTGACTGTGAAAGGTGCTGCCATGGTGATGGCCTCAAGGTTGAGACTGCTGCGCGGCTTCGGTTTCCGCGCGGCGCATGCGGATCATCTGTTCATGCCACCACTGCAGGCGCGAGAGCCGCAAGCCCCACGCATCGTGAGGCCCCCAATGAAAAAAACGGGTGATCTCTGCTACGGTGTCGGGCCACTCTCTTGACCATCCGGCGTAAAACCCCCCAGGTAATCGCTCGCCTCCCTCAAGTCACGTTGTGAGAGCTTTTCGGCGGCCTTGCGCGGGATGCCTGCGATAAGCTGGATGAGCGTGATGCTCACGCCCACATTCGTGCTCTCTTTGGTGGCCTTTTCGAGTTCCCCGGCCTCCGGTTCACGCAGGTGCAGTTCTGTGTATGTGATAGCCGCGTCACCGCTGCCGATGGTCACGGGCTTGCGCAGCGGCATCACAAAATCATCGTCGTGTTGGGCGCTCATTTTTCTCATGCCTCCGTGACGCTGAAGCCTTCCCAGTGCACCTCAACGGTGGCATCCGTTGAATGCACGGTCTGATCTTCAATCGTCCACATGTTTCGCCCGATCACCGTTTTGCCGTTGGCGAGTTCGGTGACGATGGTCACGTTGCGCATCGCATTGAAGTCGGCCACCGAGAGGCCGCCCGCATCACGCAGCGTGGCATTGATGGCACCCGGGCGCGGGTGTTCGCTGTAGCCGTGCACCCCGTCCATGCCCGAGAGGGATTCACGCGTATAGCTCGAAGGGTTGTATTCAAAATCCCCCACGAGCATGTAATTGCGCCCATCCACGGTGATGTTTGCCGTGCCCGCGAGCCGGTTTGTGTAGTCAGCCATTTCAGCGCTCCAAATAAAAAAACCGCCCTATGGCGGCCTTGTCGATAGCGATGGGAAAGCGGCGCGATGCGCGAGTTACTGCAGGGTGAATTGAAAGAGCAGCGCGAAAATGCGTAGCTGGTTAATCAGGATGGCCGGATAGAGCACGTCGACGCGGTTCGGGTTGGTTGAATTGATCTCAACGATGATCCCTTGCGCGAATACGTCAGACTGCTGCACGTAGCCATCCCATTCGAGTTCCTGGTATTTCGCGATCTGCCCCGCGCGGATGATGCTGGGCGTGACGATGGCCGAACCCGGTGCGAAGCGCGTGCCATCGGCGGCGAGCTTCACGCGCGCATATTTGCTCGTCACATCGGCTTTAAGCTGGCGCAGCACATAAGCGATGGTGTTGAGCGTTTCCACCTGCAGATAGCTGTCATCAGGCATGCCGAACGAATTCACCTGATAGGTGGTGATCTGGTTTTCGATGGCGACCGTGCCGTCCTGCGCCACGCTGAAGGTGCTGATGCCATCCCATAGCAGCACGTTGCGCTCGGTGAGAATGAAGCGCGATTCAGGCGGCGGCGGCAGCACCGCAGGTAGTGCGATGGTCTGCAGGGGCAAGGCCGGGTCGGCGCGCGCGGATACCGCCACCGCTGCAGCGAGCGAGGCCGCCCACTGCCACGGCGGCGTTGGCGAGCCGTTATAGCCGGTGATGCTCATGTGCTCATCGTTGCGCGTGGTGCCGAAGGTGGTGAGGTCACCGAGCGTCCCCTCGTAAGCCGCATAACCGCCGCCATATATCTGCTCACTCCAGGACCACCGCCCGGTTGTGCTCGAAAGAAACGCCTTCATCGCGTCGAGGTTGGCCGCATCGGTATAAGGCACCGCGATGAAGTCGAACGCGTTATCAGAGAGGTTGGCAAGCGCATCGGTGATATCGGGATTGAGCAGGCCGCCCGCCATCGGTGTGATGGTCACCGCCATGCCTGCAGGCAGCGCTTCACCTGCGGCGCTGCCGCGATAGTTGAGCTGAACATCGATAGAGTTGCCCGCGAGGCCCGCATTTTTCGCGGTAAGCGTCACCGTGCCGGTGGCTGCCGCTGCCGTCACCGGCAGATCGAGATTCGTGTTGATCGCAGCGGCGAGCGCGGTGGCAACGTCAGCATTCGCCATCGAACTCGACACGCGCAGCGAGGTGAGCACACCGCCGATGTACAGCGAGAGCACACCGGTTGCCGTGGGCGGTGCGGTAATCGCCACGGTACCGGTGGCCTCAACGGCCTCTTCATCGTCAGCAATCGGCAGATACCACAGTTCACCGAACGAATCACCCGCACGGTAAGCATCCGTCATGCTGGCGAGCATCGAGCCCATGCCGCCCACCTGCTTCGCATTGGTGGCACCCTGCGAGATTTGCGGCACGTTCGGCGTGGCCGTGCCTTCGGCGGTGATCTGCCCGATGATGAGCGCGCGCAGGGTGCTCGCCCCGGTGTTCGCGCGCGAGTTGTCCAGTTCCGCATAGAAGAGCGGCACCCGCAGGTTTTGCGGGATATTTTTAAACGGGATGGTCATTGCTTGTCTCCGCTATCCTGCGTGGCACTCGCACCCGTCACGGGTGCACTCTTTGCGGCGGGCTTCGCAGTGCTCTGCGTGCGCTGCCCCTGATCGGGTGGCGGCTCGGGCGGCGGTGTGTCGTCCTTCGTCACGTCACCGTCACGCAAACGACGACGCCAGTAGATATCGTTCGGGTCCACCTGCATGCCCTTGTCCGGGTCGACATACTGGCCGGTAACCGGGTCGCGAATCATCTTTCCCTGTGCGGGTTTCACGGTAATCATTTGGTTTCCTCATCAGGTGGGATAACGATGTAACCCTCATCACGCCCATCAGGGCCGCTCGTGCGCGGCGCGGGCTTGACGGCATCAGGGAATGGGGGGTTGGGGTAGGTGCCACCAGGATCGAAAACGTTGCCGCTATCCACGTGCAGGTGCAGTTGATCCACCTCACTGAAGGGATAGTCATAGAAGTCCTCCGGCCCCTGGTAGAACTCAAGGCCCACTTCAAAAACCATCCGCCCAAGGTGCTGATCTCCGCTCGGGTCGGTGACGATGCGCGAACGGAAAAATGAGAACTGCTGCAGCTTGCTCATGAGCGGCGTGTAATTGATGAGTGCCTTTTTCACCTGCTCACGCATCTGCCCGAGATAGTCATAAACGAGGCCTGCGCCGATATCCTGGTTAAGCGGCTCCATCTGCACACGCGCCTCAATCGTCACGGTGGTGGTGACGTTGTATTGCGGTGCATTGCGCCCGAGTGAATCGGCCTGCTCTTCGGTGTCCGCAATGAAGAGCACCGGATAAGAGCCATCGAAGGTGGGCCAGTCGCGCGGTGAATAGACATTGCCCGCCGCAGCGGTAGTGCCATCGAGCGCATCGACCACCAGGTCCATCAGTTCTATCGTGGTCGTCATCACGTGCCCCCGCGCATATCACCCGTCACCCGGTTAAGCTGCAGGCGCGCACCGCCGTGTGAGTCCGGCATCACGTTGCGCACGATGAAAGTGAGATCAAGGCGCGGCACGTATAACCGGTCGTTCTGCTTCGGGTCACTGGTGAACTGCACCAGGCGGATGCCTGCCGTGGGGCTCACTGACGTAAAGCCAATGTTTCCGTCATCCATCAGCCACTCACGCGTGTAGGCGCGATCAAAAATGATCTCTATCGGGAATGCCTCACCGCCCAACGGCAGATAGGTGGCAGGCTCACCGAACACGGCAAAATTCGGCCCGAGCACTACCGCATCCCAATCGATCACGGCGTGCCCCCTTTCTTCACCGTGGTGGTGGTGCCGGGTTCCGCACCGGTCACGCTCACACCGGCATCGGTGCGCGTGCCCGGTTTCGGCTCGGGCTCTTCGGCGGGCTTGAGATAACCGAGCGCGCGCAGGCGCTCAATCTCATCGACGGGCAACGTGACCGTATCGCCCGCCACGTATTTTTTCCGGTTCTGTCCTTCGCCATGGCGCACGGTGCGCCCCGCCGCCACCACCGCGTCGGCGGTGGGGCCTTCATCGGCGCGCGCCTGTACAGCGGCACGCGCTGCAATTGCGCGCGCATCCGCATCGAGGTCATCATCGATACCCGAAGCGGCAGCGGCCCGTGCTGCGACGGTGCTCTTTGATTCGGATTTCTGATCGGCAGGCGTGTTTGTGCCGCTGCCGGTTTTATCGGTAGCCATAATCGGTACTCCAAGGGAAAGGAAAGAGAGACGCGCGCGAGGTGCGCGGCAGCACTGCGGCGGCAGTCAGTCGACCACGGGCGGGCACACGTTCGCAGAGAAGCCCGCATTTACCCGGCTCGGGATGACGATGGGCGCGCTCTGCATCATCAGGAAACGTTGCGCAGGATCTTCGTTAAGCCAGGTTTTCGGCGCGTAGGCCATCGACGCATAGTTGAAGGCCGGGTCGAGAATCATGCCGAAGGCGCGCGTGCCCAAAAGATTTGGACCACTCATGAGCACCGTGCCATCGGGCAGCATCGGCTTCTCGATGTTGTCCACCGGGTCGATGTACCAGTCGTTATAGACCCAGAGGTTGTATTGCCCCCACATGCCTTTAAAGATCGCGCCGTGATCGATCTCGGCACCGGGATTCATCTGGTTACCGAAGGTGGCAAGCGTAGGAAAGAGCACCGCGCCCTTCACACCCGCATCGAGCATGAAGCGCTCGAAGGGCGTGGTCGTGAAAACAATGTCGGTCACCTTCGCGCCGCTCGCCTTGAGAATGCTGTGCTGCCATGCGCCCACGTCACTCGTGGGGCTTGCGGTGCCTGCGGTGATGTTGGCCGGTGTCCATTGCGCCGAGCCGGTGAGCACCACGGTGAGATTCGGGTCGCGTCCGAAGTCCACCACCACCGTGGGGTAACCATCACCGGCAATGGTCACCGCGCCCGTGGTGAGCGCACTGGCTGCCATCCATTCGAGGCGGCGGTTGAGAATGTCAATCTGATCGGTCATCTCGGCGGCGAGGTTCGCCATTTCGCGCTCGGCTCCGAGCAGTTCACCGCCGATGCGTTCACCGATCATGCGGCGCACCGGGCGGCGCAGATCGGGCGCGCGCTTGTCCTTGATGTAGGCCGGTTTAAAAATGTTGGTCTGAAAGCGGCGTTGTTCTACCAGCTTCCCCTCAACGAGCGGTGACACGAACGGGGCCATGCGCCGAAGGCCAACATCCACATCAATGGAAACTTCTTCGGTGTCCGCCGTGATGACATTGGGGAAATACCGGTCGAGCAGAAAATTCTGCGAAACCTTCAGGTTCGGCACCACGCCCACGAGGGCGTTGGTGTCATACGTGAAACTCGTCGGGGTGCTCATGGCTTCGTGTCCTTTTGAACGGGCGAAAAAAAACCCGGCACAAGGCCGGGTCTGCTCTCATCTGAGGTCCGTTCTATTAGCCCGGATCGCTCGCAGAAACAACAGAGTTCTTCATGAAAATGCCTGCGTTGCGCAGGGCGGTGATTTCATCGTAGGTGAGCGTGGTGCCGAGCGGCGTGGTGCAATTGCCATTGAATTGCCCGGTGAGATAGATACCGCCCGTGACATCGCCGCTCGGGTCGTTGATATCGTCCACGAGAATGCCCATCGGTGCGGCGGGTGTGCCTTCGGCACCGCCTGCGGCCCATGCGGACCACTTGCCGGTTGCGCTATCCATTGCCATGAACTGCCCGCGCTTGAGCGAATCGGTGGCGGTGATGGTCACCGAGTCGGTGACAATCTTGAGATCACCTGCAATTAGCTGATCGGGAATATAGGTTTCTGAAACCATCCCCGGCTGAAACGGGTTGTTGCCCACGGGTGTGACATTGCTTGCCATGGTGTTTCTCCGATGAAGAGATGAGAGAGAGGTGTGCGGGTCGAGCGCGGCGCGCGCGTTATTTCTTCGGCGCGATGCCGAGCCGCTTTTCGTTGGCCGCAATGATCTGCTGCGCGAGCGTGGTGGGCTTGTTGGTGCCACCGGCACCGATCTGCGGCAGCGGTTCGGATGCCATGCGCGCACCGAGCCCCGCGCGCACACCGCTCACGTTGCCCTGCACCGGCACCGTACCTGCTGCAGCGGCATCGAGCAGCGCGATGGCTCGCGCACTCGGCATACTGGTGTTAAAGGCAAGGTGCGCGGCAAGATCGGGCCGTGTTCCGGCAGAGGCCGCGCCAAAGATTGCAGCACACCGCGAACGCTCTGCCTTGCGCGCAGCGCGCGTGAGCTTCGCGGCCTTGGCAGTTTCGTCGGTGTCACTTTCCTCTTCGGCCTTTTTGGCGCGCTTGCCTGCAGGCTCATCGAGGTCACCGTTTTCCTCATCATCGTCATCCTCCTGCTCTTCCACGTTCTCGACCACCTGATCCTCAAGCTCGTCCACATCAACGGTGTCCTGGTTATCGGTGTCTTTCGGCTCGGCGGGCGGATCGGTGTCGTCGGCCTTCGCCACCTTCGCACGCCCTAGCAGGCCACCGAGCAGGTGGGCATAAGGCAGCGAGCGCTTTGATGCATTCGGTGTAGCCATGTCGTTTCTCCATCGGGTTTATCAAACGCGCCTATAGCGAGGCGAACAGTGAGCGGAAAGCCGCATCAGGTGCGGCGACTTCATCCGCGAGATTCGCGCGCACTGCTGCGCCACCGAGAAAGGTGGCGGCCTGCATCGCGCGGATTGCATCGGCGGGCACGTTGCGGTTGCGCGCCACGGTCTGCACAAAGAGATCACCCATGTCATCTATCTGCGCCTGAAAACCGGCCTTCGCTTCATCGGAAAGGGGTAATTCCGGGTAGCCGTCAGACTTGCGCTCACCGTAGGTGATGAAGGTGACCGTGAGGCCGCTTTGATTGAGCGCGCGTGACCAGTCCACATGAAGCATCAGCACGCCTATTGAGCCCGCACAACCGGTGCGCGGCACGCTGATGTGGTCCGCAGCACTGGCGAGCGCGTAGGCCGCCGAGCAGGCGTTTTCGTTGAGCACCGCCCACACGGGCTTAGTGCTGCGCGCGGCATACATCGCGTCGACAAGATCGAAGCACCCGGCCACTTCACCGCCCGGTGAATCGATATCGAGCATCACCGCGCGCACATCAGGATCGGTGAGCGCTGCAAAATAGTTTTCGCGGATGCCGTCATAGCCGGTCATGCCGCTGTACGGCTGCAGCGTGCCGAGCTTCTGCACGAGCGTGCCCGCGATCTCGATGCGGGCCACCCCGCCGATGTTGTCATAACCGGTGGCCCGCGATGAGCGCGCGCCGTCATCGTCATCCTCAAACCAGTCAAGCGCCATGGGCACGAGCGTGCTGCCATCGGCGCGCACGATCTGCGATATCCCCAGGCGCTCGGCAAGCACCGCCATGATGATTTCGGCCTTTTCCGGCCTGATCGCAAGCGGCACATTAAAGAGCCGCTGCGCAAGGTGAGCGAAGCGCATCAGGTGGCCTCCGGTTTCTGCTGCACCTGCTGCGCGTTCTGCACACCGGGTGTCTGCATGCCTGCCCATGTCGGCACCGGAATGCCGCGCTTTTTGAAGGCTTCGATTTCGCGCGCGCGCTGATCGAGCACTTCCTCATAATCGAGCCCCTGCTCGGCACATTCGGCTTCGAGTGTCGATAGGCCCGCATCCATGCCGAGCACCGCGCCCTGCTTTTCGGCGACCGGATCAATCCACCCCTTGCCTGGGCCGATCCACTCGCAGCGCGCATAAGCGGCGCGGCACTCATAGAACGGCGGCGCACCAGGCGGCAGCGGCAGCGCATCCACCTCAAACGCCTCTTCGAGCCATGCGCAAAAGATCGGGTGCGCGAAGCCCGCGGCGAATTCGTGGCGGCGGCGGGTGAGCGTTTTCCACGCTTCGAGCAGCGCGGCGCGCGCGCTCGAATAGTTCACATCGCTCCAATCCTGTGAGAGCTGTTGCGCACTGATGCCGAGCGCCGATGCGCCGTTGCGCAACACCGCGCTCTCAAACTCCTTGAAATTTGAATTGGGCCGCGCGGCGTTGACGGTGTTGATCTTTTCACCGGGAAACAGGATCGGCATGCGCGCATCACCGAGCATGATGCGGCGGTCGCAATGGAACTGCGTGCGCATGTTCTGGTAGTTCGAGAGTTCACCGCCGCCATCGTCACCGATGCCTTCCTCAACAAACTGATGGTCGAACGGGCTTTCGATGTACGCGCCGAAAATCGCGTTGATGATTGAGGCATCGAGTTCGGTGCTGTCGTACTTCACGAGCATGCGGAAACGCTGCAGGATCGGCGTAAAGACACCGGCACCACCGCGATGCTGCCCGCCGCGCTCGTGCTCGAAGTCATGCACTACCACGGGCCGCCCCCACCATGTTTCACGCGGTACGCGCTCCCACGAGAGCGAATCAACGGCGTTGTACCAGTCGCCGGCATGTGCGCGGCGAATCCAGTAAGCCACCGCCGCGCCGTTGTCATCGATCTCCACACCCCCGCGCATGCTGCGTTGGTCCCACTGGTTATAGGGATTGGAGAGCCGGTCGGGGTCGATCACCTGCACGGCGGTGGCATAGCGCGCGCGGCCCGGTCCCACGCGCTCGGGCATCCACTGCGCCATGCCGAGCGCTTCACCGTCCACCAGCTTGTGCCGGAATGCGAGCCGGTAGAGTTGCGAGAGCGTGAGCGAGCGCGCGGTGTCCGCATAGCGCCCCGGATCGTTGGCCCACATGCGATAGTGAGCCTCCACCGTGCTGCCGAACTCATCGGCCCAATCCGGGTTGAAGCCTTCGTTGCCGGTGATCGCGCGCAGGGCGCGGTAATCCGGCTTCACAAGTGGCCGCAGGTTCGCGCCGACCGCGTTATCCAGGATGCGCGTGACGGCACCGTTGGCCCATCCATCGTTGCGCACGAGATCGCGCACCCGCGACACGATGCGGTCACGAAACGTGAGATCGGTGTCAGCGCTGCCGAGATAGGGCAACCACGTTGCCATGTGCGCGCCGTATATGTCGGCGGCGTCATACGGCAGCACGTTGCCCCCCGCGAGCGCCTTGACCTTCGCGGCAGGGCTCACGCTCATCGGCTTGCCCGCTGCATCGAGTATCTGCACTTCGTTTGCCATGGTGCTCACCGGTAAAGAAAGGTAGCCGGTCGACGGGCGCGGCACACGATGCCAAGCGCCTGCTGTAGCTGCCGGATGAAGGCCATCACCTGCGCGGTCGAGGTCATCGTGTAGGTGACCGAGCGCGCACCATCGCCCTGCGTGTAGCTGTAGCTCACACCCTGGCCGCCGATCATCAGGCGCATATAGGCCGCCTGCGCATCGGCAAGTGCCTGCTCAAGCTGCTCGCGCGTCATGCCCGCGAAAACCGACACAGGCGCGCAGCAGCACCGTGAGAACGTGCCCATAGGAAACACTCCGGGAAAGAGAACTCAAACGGGAATTCAGGCGAGACGGCTGGCAATCGAGCGCTTCGCCGGTGGCTCACTCGTGCGCACCACCGGGCCGCGCGGCGGTGGTGGTGGCGCAGGCAGCGCAGGCGCACCCGTGGTGAGCACCTGCACCGCATCGGCGGCAGGTGTGGCGGGTGCCATCACGGGGCCGTCATACGGCAGCGCAAGGGCTTCGGTGCGGCGGTTTAGCTGCAGGCCGAAGTGATACAGGCCACAAAGCGCCGCATACGCATAAACGCGGCAGTCAGTGGCCTCATTCGCGCGCCCGCGTGGCAGTTGCCACACGCGAAAACGGTGGCCGCCTACGGTCTTGGTAACCGGTACTTCGGCGGTGAGTTGCGCATACCACTCAAGGTCGCGATCTGCCGGAAAGTGGCAGTAACCGCTGCCGGGATTCTCGATGTGAAGCCGCGCGCGTACCGTGTCCTTCGCGGCATTCACACCCACAATCACCGGGCGAAAATTGGCCTTCGAGCGCCGTGAAGGTTTCTTCGTGGGCCACACCGGCGAGCGCGCGCCGCTGCGTGCGCTTTCGCCCTTGATGGCCCACACGTGACGCCCCAAACGTGCCTTGGCAAACTCATAAACCTTTTGTGTGCAGTGCCCCGAATCGATACAGGCCGCAGTAACCGCAAAGGGTCGGCCATCGGCGCGATACCACACGCGCTTAAGGTACTCATCCACGCGCTCCCATAGCTCGGTGCCTTGCGGGTCACCTTCGAGCACGGTGTAATCCACCGACCAGCTTTCCTCATTGCGGCCCCATAGCACCGTTTCGGCCTCAACCCGGTCATCCTGCACATCGATGCCCACGGTGAGCACGCCACCGCCATCGGGCACCGCTGCGGCCCACACCTCACCACGCGCCTGCAGGGCATCGGTGCGCAGTTCTTTCCCTGCGTGCGGGCGGTACGGTAGCCCCGCCTGCGTATTCCACCAGGTCTGTCGGCGGTCCTCATCATCGTGCGCGGCGAGCCACTTGGCCGCGATCTCGCGCGGGCGGTCCTTCGCCCATGGTGAATAGAGCTTGCCCGCCTGAAAGCCCGCATGCGCGTTATCCACGCCCCATCGTGCGCACTCGGGACACTTCGCGCGATACACCGCATGCACCGGTGACGTGCTGAAGTCCCACACCGCACCCACGTGCTCACCGGGCTGCGCATCGAGGTCATTGCGCCACCGCGTTTCGTACAGATCGAGCGGCACGTGCAATTTGCCGCAGCAGAAAAACGGGCGCGTCTGATGCCACCGCGCGGTGCTCAGTGCGCGCAGGCGTTCGGCTTCATTCCAGGCCGCGCCACACGCTTCGCAGTACACACGCGCGCTCGATGGCTCATGCTCGCCATCGGCCTTATCCCACTGCACGTGTCTGAAAAACTCGGGAAACATCCGGTGACCACAGTGCGGACATTCGAGCGAGGCGCGGCGTTGGTCACTTTCGAGAAAGCTGCGTTCGATGCGTGATTCATCCTCAACCGTGGGTGAGCCTGCGCGGATGGCAAGCCAGTTCACGAAGGTAGCCATCCGCTCTTCGGCAAGCGCGATAGGGTCACCCTCACGCGTGACCGGGTAGCGGTCCACCTCATCACAGAGCACGATGCGCACCGGCCTGCGTGCAAGGTTGTCCGGTGAGCCCGCACCCTCAAGCGCGAGAAAGCCACCGGGAAAGGCCTTGTAAAGCAGGCTCTCTTTCGCGTTGCGCGTGTGCGTGCTGCCCACTATCGCGCGCAGCACGGGCGTGACCCTCACGAGCGGCGTGATGCGCTCACGGCTAAAGGTTTCGGCGGCCTTCTCCTTTGGCTGCACGAGCAGGATAGGACACGGGTCGAGGTGCGCGAAGTAGCCGAACACGTTTTCGAGAAACGCGGTTTTGAGTAGCTGCGTGCACGTCATCACCGTGATCGTGTGCACCCCCGGCTCGGTCACCGCGAGCATCGGCCCGCGCGCGATCTCGACCGTCGTGGTCTGCCATGAGCCCGAGAGTGAACCCGCTTCGGGTGCGAGCTTGCGGTAACGGTCGGCCCAATCCGGCAGCGTGATGTGCGGCGGCGGTGTCCATCCCTTGCGCCATGCCGCTATCAGGCTTTCAATCTTCGCGGCTTCGGATATCAGAGCCATCAGGTTCCCCCATCGCGCTCACGTGCGCGTGCACCAGCTTCGTGAGCACGCGCAGCGCGTCGACCGGCTCAACCCCGAGATCGGCGGCGAGCAGCGGTGCCACCCGCGCAGGCCAGTTAAGCCAGTGATCGCGCGCACCACGCGCCTGCTCGAAGAGCACCCGCCGTGACGTTTCGATGGTGATGAGCACGCCCGCGCGCTGCTCGTATTCGAGACGGCGCAGCGCGGCAAGCGATTGCTCTTTCTGCAGCGAGGCCGCCGCGAAACTTGCGGCGCGCGCGGCGTTCGCCTTCGCGGCTTTCGCATCGGCGGCCTTCGCCTTCGGGCGGCCCGTCTTGCGCGCTGGGCTCGCGCTATCGGCGGCGGCTTTCGCGGAAACTTCCGGCTTCGCGCGCCACCGCGTTTTCAAAAGTTTTGGATCAATGCCGCCTTCGGGCAGCAGCGTGAGGCGGCCCGCGCGCAGCGCGTTCGATACCGTGCTCTGCGTGCAACCCGCGCGCCGCGCGAATTCCGTTTGTGTCAGTCCGTCCATAGCCGAAATAAAAGCCGCAGAATTTTTGATAGCTGCGCAAATAACGAGCGCGCGCGATGCCCGCG